GCGGCGTTTGCGCCGTCGCCCGATGTCGCGGCGTTTGCGCCGTCGCCCGATGTCGCGGCGTTTGCGCCGTAGCCCGATGTCGCGGCGTTTGCGCCGTCGCCCGATGTCGCGGCGTTTGCGCCGTAGCCCGATGTCGCGGCGTTTGCGCCGTCGCCCGATGTCGCGGCGTTTGCGTAGTCGCCCGATGTCGCGGCGTTTGCGCCGTCGCCCGATGTCGCGGCGTTTGCGTAGTCGCCCGATGTCGCGGCGTTTGCGCCGTCGCCCGATGTCGCGGCGTTTGCGCGGTCGCCCGATGTGGGCTTTACCTTGCTGAATACAAAATCAATTGCTCCCTTGACAATGCCTGCGATTGTCAGCCTCGCGCCTATCTTGATCCTTGTCGCGGCGACCTTCGAGTCGTCATCAGCCTTCTCAATATCGCCAGACACCTCGACTTCGTGGTATACGCAGTCGGCGTTCGGCGAATAGTAGTTCAGGCAGTCCAGAGGATTTTCGCAGGCATGGAAGCCGCTTTCGCAGCACTTGGCCTTGTCTGTCTCGTACTCCCTGCCGACTTCGTACTGGAAACCCAGGCAAGTCATGTCCTTATTGAATCCCTTATAAGCTTTCATTTGCGTTCTCCTTTCGCTAACCGCTAATCATCCTCCAAATTCTCCACGTCGTCACCCGCCTTGATGAGCGCGAGCTGCTCCCACAAGACGTCCTCGATAGGGTCGTGCCGCCAGTCGCTGTGCACCTTCAGGAAGTGCGGCGAGTTGTCGATGATCGTCCGCGCGGTCGCGCCGAAGCCCGTCTCGACTTTGTTCGGCGTGGCGTCGCAGTCGCCGAGCATCCAGCAAAAGTATTTTTTGCGAACCACAAACGGCAGCGCGCCGGTCGGCCCGTTCTGGGCCTTGCACAACACCCACCACACCGGGTCGAGGTCGTCCGTGTTGTAGCCGTAGTTCGGGTTCTCGAGCGTGCCGGGAATGAGGCGCTTGACGAGGTCGGCGTCCATTCCCTTGCGCCAGCGCTCGACGACGGCCTGGTCGCGGTGCAGGATCGCCACGGTGAAGGCGTCCTGCTCGATCGCGCCCGAGCCGCGCAGGTCGGCGAGGCCGGGCATCCGGCCCTGGGCGTCCTGCTTTGTCGACTCGCGGTTGAGCTGCGCAAGGGCGACGACCGGCACGTGCAGCTCGTTTGCGAGGCGCTTGAGGGTGTCTGAGACATACGAGACGCGGGCGTATTCGACCGCATCTTCGCGGCCCAGGGCGCGCGCGTGCATGAGCTGCAGGTAGTCGACGACGACGACGCCGAGGCGGTTCGCCGCGCGCTCGGCCATGCAGATCGTGCGGAGCTCGTCGACGTCGCGCGTCTCGACGACCGAAAGCGGCCAGGCGGTCATCGCGGCCACGGCGTCGCTCATTGCCGAGAGGTCGGCCGCCGTCGGCGAGAAGGCGGCCTTGCGCGCCGAGACGCGCGCGCGCTCGGCGATGTAGCGGCGCATGACCTCGCGCATCGGCATATCGAGCGAGCAGAAGAGGACGGGCACGCCCTGGTCGCACCAGAAGTGCATGAGGTTGACCGCGAAGGCGGTCTTGCCGACGGAAGGGCGCGCCGCGACGATGTGCAGGCCGGGCCGGAGGCCGTTCATCATCTCGGTCAGGCGCGGCCACGGCATTTTGATGCCCGGCGTCCACTTGAGGTTGCGCGGGCCGTCGGCGGCGACGCGCATCTTGTGCGCTTCCTGGTACTCGGCCATGATTTCGTCGAAGACCGCGCGCGGCGAAATTTTTTTATGGAGAAAGACGCCGCTTAGAATCTTGTCGAGGCGATCCCGCAGCTGGGCGACGACCTCGGCGGCGTCGTGGTACTGCGGAAAAAGCTGAAACGTCTCGGCCGCCGCGTTCTTGGCTGCGCGCTCGACGGCTGCCGAGCGCAGGAGGTCGAGCGTCGCGTCGAGAGGGCCGAGGCCCGCCCCCTCGATCGCCGCCTGGAGCGCCGCGCCGGTCAGGAGCTGCGGGTCGCGGTGGTCTTTCGGGTTCGCGCTTATGCGCTCCGCATCCGCCTTCACGTTGACGGGCGTTATGCCGTCGACGGCGCCGCGCTTCCAGAAGCCGGCAAGCGCCGACCACATCAAGCTCATGCCGTCATCGGTGAACCATGTCTCATCCACGCCCGCCGTCACCGCGTCGGCCATGCGGCCCGGCTGCATCAGTATCGAGCCGATCAGCGAACGCTCGTAGTCTACAACGTCACGCGCCACGCTTCACCTCCGGTGCGCCGTTTGGCGGCCTCTTGCGCCGCGCGACCTGAATGCCGGTGCCGAACAGTCCGCCATTCTCTGCTTCTTCGCGCGCGGCGCAAATTTTTTTTTGGCGTTCCAAATATGCGGTTTTCAAATATCTGGCAGGGTTTGCAATGGGCCGCCCGCCTTTGTCAGTCCAGCCGATCGCGTTGAGCTCGTACCAGATCTCTTCGGCGGCCGACGGCGGCACTCCGCTGCGCTCGCCCATAGCGACTAACTGCTTCAAAGTCGGCGGCGTCTTCCCGCGCGCGGTAGTAGCATTTAGCTTATAAGCATCTTGCTCTTGCTCTTGCTCTTGCTCTTGCTCTTGCTCTTGTTTGGCTTTCGCTTTTTTTGGCTTCGCGTTGGCTCGGTTTGGCTTCGGTTTGGCTTTGCTTTCGCTCCGTTTGGCTTTCGCTTGGCTTCCATTCGCCCGTTGTGCGCGTGACTTCGCCACCGTTGCCCGGATGAAGTTCACAATCTCGTAGGCGTTAGCCGACTCAGGATGCTCGGCGCTCGGCTTCGGCGGCTCGATGCCGGCGAAAACGAAGTCGAGAAGGGCGTCGTACTTCTCGAGCCGTTCCTTCGGGTCTGGCTTGAACCTGATAGCCTCGTACCAGTTGCGCCAGAAAGTCAGGCGGTCTTGCTCGTCGATGCAGGCGCTCATTTTGTCACCTCTGGCTTGATTGCCGCCAGGTCTATCAGCACCGCCGCGGCCTTCCCTTCGACGATCGCGCGGCTAAGTACGGTCTCGGGCTTCTCGGTTGTTCGGATGGTGTCGACTGCCGCCAGCCGCGCAAGCTGCGGCCCGAGTTTTGTGAGCACGTCAATCAAACGCGCCGATATCGCGTCTGCAAGCGCGTCAATGCTCGACTGCGCAATTACTACGCCCTGCGCTTCGGCGCGCTCCTGGCGCGAATTAGACGCCTTGTGCGCGATTCCTTGTGCCTGGCGCTTCTCGCCTTGCCGTTCCCGTTGCTGTATCTGTCTCTTGTTCATAACCAATCAACTCCTTTGTCAACTTGTCAAAAACTTGATGTAAATAACGTTAGTCAGTAATTTCCCTTGACCTTCTGCCTTTGAATGGGGCTTGAAAGTGGCGGTCGACAGAACCTAAGCGGGGGGAGGTGCCCCGGCGCTCGGCTCATCGCGGTCGGCGGAATGTAGGTGTTTTCCATGCCCTTAAAAATCTCCCATTTAAAAAAATAGCCGCGCCGCGTGTCATGCCTTGCACATCTCGACAACCTCGAACGCTGCGCCGATATCTACTGGCAAGGAGGCGCTCACAAAAAATTCCATGCCGCCCGCGTCCCTGACGATCGCGCACTCCTTGCCATCGCACAGCTTGACCTCTGGCCTCACCACGCGATTGACAAGCATGATGCTGACCGTCCCCCCTCGCCTGCCGACGACCTGGAAGACCGCCTTCCTCTTGCGGTCTACCGTCGCCGTTCCGACATACGAGCCGCCAATCCTAAAGTTCGCCATCATGTTTCACCTTGCCTTTCTTTCGATTTTGCCAATCAATCCAAAGTCCTTTGCGCCGTTCGTGCCGGCCCCAGTCGCATATCTCCAAGTGCCCGAGCCGCCGACGCGCCCAATGTGCGCACCAACCGCCGCCCCAGTATTCGCACCTTTCGCATGGCAACCTACGCCGCCCCATTTCCTTCAGCCGCCTCCCTGAAGAACTCCCCCGCCTCGATCGCGTCGAGCACGGCCGAGACGCGGTACATGAGCCGCGAGTTCTTCGCCGTGCCAAACTTCCTGATGTCGTTCGGCCTCGCCGCCATGAAGCGCTCAAGCCAATTGCCGGGCACGTCTGCGACGCGCTCCTTGAGCGCCTTCTCGGTCGCCCAAACCATCGTCATATTATCCATTCGCCGCCTCGCTTTCCGTAGCATCGGCAGAGCTGCCGGCCGGCTTCACCATGTCCACCCCGGGCAGCTTGATGTTCCGCCTGCAGACCGCCGTCAGGATCGCAGTCGCCTCGCCCTTGCGCGCGCGGAAATTCGCAGACGCACGACGCTCCAGTTCGTCAACCACGTCACGAGGGACGTCGGTCAAGAGGATGTCAAGCCCCTGCTGCTCGTTTGCATTGCTGTCTTCAATTGCCATATTGTATTACTACCCCCGTTGTTTCGTTTTCAGGCGCCGGCAATTCGTCGCCCTCCAAAAAAATCCTCAAATGAAGCCGCAGCGCCTCGCGCAGTTCTTCAATCGCGCCCCGTGATTCACGCCACCCGATCAACAAGTAGATTGCATCGCACGAGCCGAGCGCAGCAAAGTCGGCAGCCATCATGCAATCCGCAAGGCCACGCTTGACAGGAAAATAACCTTTAGAGCAATATTCTATTTTGAAGTTCTTGTGCCGAAACGCCTCCGCAATTTCCTCTGCGCTGCCGAACAGCGGCGAAAGCTCGGCGGGGTTAATTACGAAATGCCCCGCCTCGCGCAGCAGCTTTGCCGCCGCGTTAAATGCCGCGATGTTGTTGCCTGGCTTCCCAGTCATCGGCCCTGATACGTAAATTCTCATCTTGCGCTTTCCCCATTTCTCAATTTTCGCTGTTTTGCCCAAAGTTGAAGGCGCTGTGAAGGGCGCCACCCTCGCCGTCTTTGCAAGGAGCCGCCAGATACCCCAACGACAAGAAGGTTGCTGGCGTGTGTCTGCCCTCTGTGAGGATTCCTGTGCTATGAAATTTCATTTGCAACCTGCTTATTTGGTAGCACCTACCAAAAGGGCCAAAAAAAACTTGACGCCCTTAGTGGCTATAGTCCTGACGGCTTCTTCAACCGTCATGCCGACACGACGGGCGCGGCGCTCAAGCTTCAATTTTGTCTCGTAGTTGATTTCAGTAGAAAGCTCGCTCATTTTCAGTCCTCCTGTTTTTCGCGCATGGCCTTAAGTTCATCGTAATCTTCAGGGAGCAGCGGTTCATCCCAGACTGCCTCGTGGATAAGCCCGCGCAACCAGGCGGACGTATCGGCATAACCTTCGTTCTTCGCCTTGCGCTTGGCGCGGACGCAGTCTTCGTTATCCACGGTGACTGTCATCTTGCAAACGCCAACGCGGTACCGAGCGTGTCGCGTATTTTTCTTTTTCGGCTTCTTGCTATCCATGACCCTACTCCCTTTTAGGTGTTTACCTGTTTTTTGCCAACGGCGCGTATTATACCAAATGGTAGCACCTACCGTCAATATAAAAAAAATATTTTTTTGTTATAATATGAAAATTCAATTCCACCAAGTGCCATGACAGATAACACGATACAAATGATAATCGCCGTCGTTGCGGTCTTCGCGCTCCTATGCGCGATTGCCTGGGCGATTCTGAAGGGATTATCGGCGCTTCTGAGCTTCCTGTTCTCCAGGCGCGGTGTTGGCCTCGCTCTCGTCTGCGTCGCTTCCTGGCGCGTCTATGCCGCCTATTCGAGCGCTTCGAGCCCATCGCCCGCCAGCTACGCCGTGATCGCGATACTTCTTCTGGTCGGTCTGCCGCTACTCCTGACGAGACGGCGCCGCATCGTCACGGCAGAGCAAGACGAGCCCACGGCAAGCAGGCCGCCGGTACTGGCGAGGTTTCGCAAGACCCCGAAAGTCTCGGCAGAAGACTACCTGAATATCTGCAAAACGCAAGCCAAGATAACAACGGCAGCGCAAGAGGCCGCTCTTGTGGACACGATAAAAAAATACATGGCAAAGCGATTGCATTCCGAATGGGAGAACACGACCGGGGAACTTTACTTCTCGCCGGCGACGACGAGGCAGCTCGATTTCCTGAAGTCGCTCGGATACAAGGGAAAGAAGCCTCGCTATTGCGGAGAATGCTCAACACTGATTGACGCGATGCGAATGCTCCAGGAATACAACAGGGCGGAGCCCCCGGGAAAATCGCAACCGGCGAAGCCTGCCGAGACGGCATTAGATTTCACGGCGCTGTGGAATTGTGCGACGCAAGCCGGGTATCTATCCAGGCGCGACGCCGAGAAGCTTCTTGAAACGGTAATGAAGGCAAAGGACACGCCGGAACGGGCCGCACTGGTCGCCGCATTGAGCGCAGTGATTTCTGCGCCGGCAGACAATGCGGAAGTCCCGCCGGACCTTCATTCAATCGCATCCGCCTGGATAGGCGTGTGACAGAAATGTGACGGAATGAAAATGGGCGATGGTTCGCAATATAACGGAATGGCTAATAAATACAATACCTTGCCAACATTTCCCCCGGTTCAAGTCCCGCCGGGTCCACCATCTATGATTATATTGGTTTTATTGGTTGAAAGTAAGTTTTGGCGTCGCGGCTGTGTGACGAGGTTGTGACACGTTGAAAAATCGCATATCATAAAAAGCGGAGGCATCCGATGAAGCTCGTGAAACGTAATAAAACCTATTGGCTCGACTACACGACGGGCGGCAAGCGCGTCAGAAAATCGCTGCGAACGCAAAACCGCAAGAGCGCGACCGCGTTCCTGAAGAACCTCAATCTCGCCCGCCAGATGCCCTCATACGACATGGCAGTAGAAGTGCTGCGCTCCCTCTACCAGAAGGAGACGCCGAGCGCCAAGACCCCTATTTCCGCGATCTACGAGACGTATGAGCGCACTGCCCGCGCCGTCGGCAAGTTCGAGCACCTTTCCGAATGCACACGCCGACTGCGCAGAAACACGGTCGAGCGGCTCTGCGAATGGCTGCGCACGGTGAAGGTCGCCAGCATCGAAGACATCTCCGGCGCGGTCGCCGCCGAATACGCCGCGCACCTCGCACAAAGCGGGCGCAAGACGAAAACGCGGCGCAACATCCTCGGCGACCTCTCGAGCGTCTGGAAGCTTCTCGAGAAGACCTCCGCCGAAATACACAACCCCTGGGCGAACCTCGCGCCGCCAGATACCGACGGCGAGCGCGGCAAGGCGTTCACGCCCGACCAGGAGCGCCGCGTTCTCGAAGCGGCGAAGGCGGCCGGCCGCGACTGGTACGAAATCTGCGAGGTAATGCGATGCACGGGCTTGCGCTATGGCGACGTGGCCCGGCTCGAATGGCGCGAAATCCAGGGCGGCATCATCCGAATGCTGCCGTCGAAGACAAAGCGGCACAAGATAGCCGTCGCGATTCCGCTTGTCGGCGAGGCACTCTTGGCCGTCGAGCGCTTGCCGAAGCGCGGCGATTTCCTCTTTCCCGTCCACGCGGAGTTCTACGGCTCGCGTTCGAGCAAGGACAGAGCCGCCGCCGGGCTGCGCTTTGGCGACATCCTGGAAGCAGCGGGCGTCGTCGGCAAGGGCTATACAATCCACTCGTGGCGCCATACCGCCGCGACGCGGCTTGCCGGCGCGGGCGTCGACATCGAGACCAGGAAGCGGATCCTCGGCCACACGGTCGACGAGACGGCGCGGCGGTACGACCACGACGAGCACCTTGCCGAGACGCGCCAGGCGCTCGAAAGCGCTGCTAAGGCCTGAGGTTGTAGAAGTTCCAGTCGACCTTCTCGACATCCACGGGGAGCGTCTGAATCGCGAACGGCGGAACGCAGTAGTCGACCTTGTTCGTGACGTAGGGCAGCGCGTCCGCCATCCATTCGCTGGTGCCCATCGTCATGTCGAAGAGCGCGTTCGCGATTTGGGGCCGCGAATGAGCCACCGTCCATTCGTTTGTCACGGCTCCGACGATGAAAGACGGCACAAACTCCCGGATGTTGACAATGACGGTAAATTCGTTGATGTTGTTTGGGTCAAGCTCCGTCAAGTAGACGCGGTTCGCCGTGACGTTGTCCGGGCTCCAATACTCGTCCCAGTCCACAACTGAAAACCCCTGCCACCGGCCGCTCCAGATTTGGCGCCCCTGCATGGCGTCGAAGGCGTCCGCAATCCTGGCGGTGCTTGAAAGCACAATCGTCTCGCTCGGCTCGGGAAAGTTCGGCCGCCTTACCGTGCCGCCGAAGTCGTGCGTGGGGAAAAGGCGCGACGCGAAGAAGCTCTCCGTCGTCGGCGCCTTGACCTTCGCGTTCATCGCGAGAAGGGCGTCCATCCACCCTCTATTCGTCTGCGCGGCAGTTCCGCAGTCCGTCGAGCCAAGCGCGGTGCAAAGCCCGCGCCAGTCGGCCCCTGCCCACGCTCCGTCGATGTAGCCGCCGCCGCTCGTCTCGAAGCAGCTCGCGAAGGTGCCGTACACTCGCGCCGACGTCGTCGCGTCAATCTGGCAGAGCCACATCGGCCAGAGCGAGACGGCCGTGACGATGTTCGAGGCCCAGTATTCGCGAGGCGGCGCCATCCCCGCCACGCCGAGGCCGTTCGTCTCGGTATAGCGCCAGTCGCCCGAGACCTTGAAGCCGTAGTCAAGCTCCGCGCCAAACGAATCCGCCGTGTTCGGAAGACTCAGAATGTTCGGCCAATTTATCATCGTCGAATAAGGCCCGGCGATCACGACCTGGTTGGATTCGACGTACCAAACAAGAGCGTAGTCGTCTGGCGCCGTCCACAATTCGGCGCAGACCTTGTATTTCGGGTCGGGGAAGTCGGCAATGTCGCCCGTGATGATGCCGTAAATCGTGTTCGTGTATTCGTCGATGATTCCCATCGGGTCGAGTTCGATCGTGCCATCGCCAGTAGCATGGATGCCCGCCGACTCGACGATGCCGTTCGTTATCCATGCGCAGCCGGGGTTGTTGTGGTATTTCGCCACGAACTCCGGGTCGCTAATTGCATTCGTCGACGTAAATTCGTCGCTTGCGTAGTAGCCCGGGTCGCTCGGCCGCGAGATCCGAAACGCAATGTAGAACGGGTCGTCCGGCCGCGTCTCGGCGACAAGGCCCGTCGACCTAACGCCCCCGGTGCTCACTTCGATCTTGCGCTTCCTGAGCGCAAAAAGGCCGTTTGTCGCGGCAAGCGGCGCCTCCTTGTGTATTGGCAGATAGCCAAGCCCCATCGACCAGGAAGACTTCGCAAGCGAGGTCGCCGCGTTCACGCCCGCCATCTGCGAATACGAGAGCCGCTTCGTCGTGTTCGTGTCGCAGAGCGAATCCGCTGCCTTCTCGCCTGCGATGTCCATTATGTTCGTGTAGAGCGAGCAGGGGATTGCCGGCACGGGGAGCTCGACAAGCGGATCGCTCGGGTCGTTGAAGATGTCCCCGTATTCAAGCCCGGTCTCGAGGCGGATGTTGTCAATCATGTCCTCGATATGATGCCGCGAAGGCGCGGCGGTCTTCCATTGATCCTCCTGGCACTGGCAGAGGGCGGGCATTAAAAGCGAATACCAGTGATACTCCCTTTCGAGCTGCGCCGGGTTCTCCGCCCACGGGATTTCGCGCCATCCCGCGCCGACCGTGAAGCACCCGGAGAACGTCATTTTGCCGAGGCCGATCGTGGTATTCCAGACAAGGTGCGCTTGCGAGCATATCGCGTCGAGCCACTCCGACGGCATGATCCGCCCGCCCGTGTGCTCGATCGTGCGCGAGGTCGTCGTGTGCCCCTGCTGCCCCGGCACGAAAAGCGCGGCGCGGAATGCGGTCATGTGCCCGCCGTTCCAGCCGTACGGGTCGGCGTCGTAGAGGAAATCCTGTGAATCGCCGCCCACGAGATAGCGCGGGTCGTAGCGAATGCGATCGTAGAAGTTCCTCGCCTCGTCCCCGCTGAAGAGCGAACGCGAGAAGAGGTCGCGCTCCATGTACGCCGAGAACGAGCCTAAGTACCCCCACTTAAGGCGCTCCGACACGCGCCCGCTGCCGTTCGTCGGAAAGCGCGTGTCGTCTGGTATGTACCTCGCCGCGATTTGGATTCTCGCGTTCGTGTTGAAGGTGGTGTCGAAGAACATATTCGCCCACGTGTGCTCATACGCGCCCGCCTGCAGCGCCAGGAGAAGCGCCGCCGCGCTGACGACTAACGACTGACCCCTGACCCCTGATTTCACAGCGCCGCCTCCACAAGCTGCAGCTGCGGCGTGACGCGCATATCGACAAGGTCGCCGTTCTGCGAGCGATGCCAGAGCGGGATGATGTAGTAGCCCTCGTCCCGCTGCATCGCCGCGAGAGCCCCCATGTCCGCAGCCGTCACGATTTCCGCGCTGTCCAAGGGGTTGCCGCCATACGCGCCTATTTTCAGGCAGATGTAGCCGACGCGCTGCGAGACGTTGGCCGCCGCGCCGTTCGCCCAGAGATAGGTGATGCCGCCGACGTTGAAATAGCGCCGCACAAGGTCATTGTCAACGATGTCCCAGGGCTTCGCGGAGTTGGAGTTTGCGTCGACTTGCGGCGGGTCGTACGGCCCCTCCTCCTCGTCGCAGCCAAAGGGCGGCGGCAGCACAAGCGCGCCGACGACGAGCTGCGTCACCGTCGTTTGGCCTGTTTCGCCGTCTCGGCTCACGTAGGCGAGCACTATCGAGCTTGTCTCGTACGTGCCCTCAAGGTCGTCGTCTTCCCAGTCGCCGTTGATCTTCGCCGAAGCCAGATACCACGACTTCGACGCGCTGATCCAGTCGAAGCGGAGGTTGAGCATTACAAGGCCGCTTTCCGTGTCGGGCAAGACGTACCATCCAGCCGGGTAGTTTGCCGCCGCCATGAGGTCGCCGCCGACCGGCACCGGGTTCTGAGGCCCGTCGTAGAGGTCGTATTGCCCATTTGCGAGGTAGATGATCCACGCCCCGTCGCCATTGTTCTCGCTCTGCGCCCACCGCACGGTATAGACCGGCGGCAGCGCGTCCGGAGAGACGGCGGCAGGCGAAAAGCCGGGCGCGCCGACGTTCGCCGGCCCGCGCACAAGCTCTTTCAAGGCGCGAACGCCGCGCCCGGATATCGCATACGCGCTCATTCGCCTGACCCCTGACTACTGGCCCCGCCGCCGTTGTCGACGACGGGTGTGTTATCGTCGTCCTCGGGCGCCGCCGGCGTCTCCGGCTCTGAATAGAACCACTCCGGAAACTCCGCCCGCTTGTAGGCCTGGAAGCGCAGGATGACCGGCTCGGCTCCGCTGTCGGTGGTGTCGAGCGCCGCGCCCTGCCCGTCCAGGAGCGCGGGGCTTGTGACGGTCGCGGGCTGCCCCGTCTCCTGCGAAATGACCTGTATGAGCTTCTTCGCGCCCGTCGTCGCGTCGAGCTCGCGCATCCCCGCGTCGACGACCGCCGCATCCCACCCGGCCTCGATCGTCTCGTCGCCCGTGCCGACGCCTATCACGTTCGAGCGGTAGCGGAGGCGTATCGTGTACTCGTACGGCAGCAGCGACGCGCCGATGATCTTCCTTTCCGCGACGGTGCAGAGAAGGGTCGCGACGGGGCACGTCATGTCGCCGATCGTGAGCGCCGTAGAGTTGGTCGTGCAGAGAAACGCGGAATAGCCCTCCATGCGCTGGGAAGTGCAGACAACCTTCGTGAAGGTCGGCGTCGGCGCGTTCACCCTCGGCACGCTGTCGAACGGGTCGCCCGCCGAGTTCAAGACGGGCTTCGGGTCTGTCGGGTCGACGGAGGCGACAAGCTCCTTCTCGCCCGTGCCGTCGTCCCATCCCCATTCCTTGACCGCGAAGATGACGTCCTCCTCGCCTTCGCCGCCTTGCTCGATCGAGATGTCGCCGCGCCCGTAGTTCACCGTCACGTCGAGCGTCGACTTGCCTGCGCCTTCCGGCTGCGCGATGTCGTAGTTTTGGACGTAAAGGCCCGGGCAGTCGGGATGCTCGCTGCCGATCTTGGGCACGCCCTCGAACGAAATCGGCAGCTTGTCCATTTGAAGCGGCGCGTCGAGAATGACCTGGTACTTGACGCTCGCATCCGCCGCGCCGTTCTCGTTCACCTTGTATCTCTTTCCCGCCTTCGCCTTTGTCGCTGTTATTGCCATGCTTTTAACTCCTTAAACTTACTGACCCCTGACCCCTGATCACTGACTACTGACCCCTGACTACTGAAACCTTTTCTTCGCCATCTGCCGCGCCAGATCCTTGTAGAACGCGCCCCTCGCCCATTCCTCCAGATGCTTTTGCACATACGTGCCAAACGGCTCAGGAATCACCCTGCGCGGATTGTGCGTGTACGTGCGCGGAATGTCGCGTATGCCCATCCTGTGCAGGCGCCAGCGGTTCCGCTCGCTTGTGAGAAAGTCCTCGGCCCTGTCGCCGCCGACCGCGTCCTGGAAGTTTACCGCCGCCTTTTCGAGCGCGTCATGCCATCCGATGACCTGCTTCTTGCCGACCGTCTTCGCGATCACGAGCCGCCGGTTTGCAAGCACTCCGCCCATCGGTCGGCTGCCCTTGCCGGTCTTGCCGCGCAGTTCCTTCGTGAATGCCTCGAAGTCCTTGAACTTCGGAACGCCCTCGACGCCGCCGGCGCGCGTGACCACTTTCTGGAACTTGTCTCTAAGCCCCTTGCAGGCGCGGCCGTAAGACTTGCGCCAAAGCCGCTTCTCGTCTACGCCGTTTCGCGCCGCCCAAAGTTCGAGCTCCTTGAACGACACTTCGAGCAAAACGGCCTTCGCCGCGCCGCGCCCTTGCGTAAGCGTGACGCCGCCGTTCGATACCTTGAATGTTCCAAGAGATGCCATTTTTGTTTTAGGGGTCAGGGGATAGGGGTCAGTATTACTGACTACTAACCACTGACCACTGACCCCTGACTCCTGACCCCTGACTACTGATTACTAGCCCGCATTTCGCTCGTGCAGCGGATGACGATGTAGCCCTGCAATGTGCGCGTCACCTGCTGTACGGCAAGCGCCACGCCCGGCGCGATCGTGAGCTCGTCGCCGATCTTGACGAACGCCGCAAGCGCATTCTCCGGCATTGCCGCCGGCACGCGCACCGTCCACGGATTCGCCGTCACCGCGTCAAGCGTCGGCCCGGCGTTCGCGCTCTGCGACTCGCCCTCCAAGACCTGAGCGCGGAAAGTGCCGCGCCGGTGCGGTGCGGCGTCCTCAGTCCAGAGAACCTCGCGCAGCATCGGCGCAAGCGCCTTCTCGTTGACGAATTTAATCATTGCAGCTTCCGTCTTTGCAGCTTCCGTCTTTGCAATCTGACCCCTGACTACTGACCCCTGACCCCTGCGCCTTGTGCGCCGCCGCCTCGGCCTTCGCCTTCGCGAGCTCCGCCTTCGCCTCGGCGTTCGCCTTTACGAGCGCGGCGATTTGCTCTGCGTCAGCCGCTTCGTCTGTAAGCGGCACGGCTGCTGCTGCAGGCGAATACATTGACGCGGCAATGCGCGCAATGTAGGTGAGCGTCATGAGCGATTTCGCAAACTCCTCGCTGGGCGACGAATTGAGCCGCCCCATCTCCCATTCGACCACGCCGCCAGGCGAGATAGATGCCTTCATGGAGTCGAGTTCGCTCTTCATCATGTTGGACATGACGGTGACCTTGTAGCCCTTGCCGTCGCCGCGGTTCTCTACCGTGACAGTACGGCAACCGCCGGCAAGCGCCGCGAGCGCGGCAATTATCATCAGTTTCTTCATTTGTTTTCTCCTTGTTTTTGTTCCACATAGAACATCCACCCAAAGCCGCGAACGCCGAGCCAGTAGACGTATGACGCGACAAGATTGACGCCGCAGTTGCGCAAGTTGTAGTAGAGCCGGTCGTCGGCGGCCTTGCGCGAGACTCTGCCCGTCTGGTAGTCGAAATCATGCTCGATGAAGGCGCCAATCGTCTTCGCCTCGACCGGCGCGCCCAGGAGCCGCCAAAAGAAGCGCGGCAGACTCGCGCCGTCGGTGACAAAGCCGGCGGGGATGCCGTTCCAGTCTTCGGCAAGCTCCCATTTGCCGTCGTCACGCGGAATCAGTATCGGTTTTTCGCTCACTGCCCGCCTCCAAAAAGCAACTTGAAAACCCAGACGATCGCGCCGCCGATTATCGACGCGAAAAGGGAAAGCGCGGCCATCACGCCCTTGCGCTTGTCGGCCTCGCGCTCCAGGGCGCGAATGCGCTGCTCGTGGTCGTTGTGCGCGGTATCATGCCGCGCCGTGCGCTCGTCGATTCGCGCAAGCGTCTGCTCAATCGCGCTCAACCTCTCGAATATCTCGCTATTCTCCCCCATTTGCCAAACTCCTATCTGCTAACTGCTAACTGCTATCTGCTAACAGCTAACTGCTAATTACTAAGCCCCCAAATCCGTCACTTCAAGAAGCGCGTTGTCTTCGCCGGTGTTCTCGGCCGTCTTCTCCGTGTTCTTCGCGATCTGCTTCAGGATCTCCGTCTGCTTCTTCGTCTCGTTCTGCAGGTCGGGGCCGAGAATCGCGAGCTTGCGCGCCTGGTTGCTGCCGCCCTCGATAAGCTGGTTGGTGATGCGCACGGCGCGTTTCGCCGCCGCCTCCGCCGCCGCCTCGGTCGCTGCGCGGTTCTGCGGCTTGAAGGCGTTTGCGAGGTCGTCGATGTTCAATTCCCTGAGCTTCGAGACGTAATCCTGGCGCGAACTGTTCGCCGCCTCGATGCGCCGGTCGAAGTCAGCCGCAGCCGCCTCGATCGTGCCTGTGTAGATCTCCCATGCAGTGGACGGCCCCTTGTCGAATACATCGTATATGAGCCCGCCAAGCGCGCCGATTGACGCGCCAAACTTCGCAATATAGGCCTTTGCCTTCTTGAAGAACGTCTCAAGCCAGTTTATCGCGTTCAAAGCGCCGGCGCGAACGCCGCCAGGGAAGTCTTCGCTCCACATCCCGACAATGTTGCCGACGACGCGGAGAAAGAGATTGTGCGCTCCGACGCCGAATATCTTCAATGCATCCGCCGCCTCGTCGCCCGCCGCCGCCGCCGCGCTCGACACTCCCGGCATGACTTCCGTCAGGAGCTGCATCTTCCTAATCGCCTCTTCGCCGCCGTCGATAAGCGGCTGAAGCTCAAGCCCGGCGCGGCCAAAGTTCTTCACAAGCTCCGCGCCGCGCTTTGCCGGGTCTTCGATCTTAGATAAGGCCTCGGCAGTCTTGAAGAAGTTGTCCATGCCGCCTTCGCCGGTGTTCTTCTTCAAGTACTGGAAGCTCTTGGCAAGCGACTCAACAGAGACGTCGAGCCCGGCAACCTGGAAGGCGAGCGCCGACTTCGTAAGCGTCTCGACGCTCGTGCCTGACTTCATCGCAAGGTCCGAAAGCTTGCCGAGTTCGTCGATGCCGCCCTTGATGGCGCGAAAGCCGAGATAGGCGCCGGCGGCGGCGAGCGCACCGCCCATAACCGAGGCGATGCGCCGGGAGGCCGCCGCCGCCCGCGCCTGAATAGACGAAAACGCCTTCTGCGTGTTGTCAACGCCCTTGACTTCAATCTGGTGAGTAGACCGGCTCATGTCTTCCCCCTTGCCTGTCTGATGATCTCGCTCGTCGCGGCGGCGAATGCCCGCTTGAACTGCTCTGCCATGTTGTTTAGCCGGAGCTTGTCACCCGCCTCGCGGATCACCTTCAGCGACGAACACCGCAGGCCCTTCAGTCCCACGTACTTGCCGTCCGCCCCGGCATCGGTTAGTCTGATTTCAATCCTCATTGATTGACCGCCGTTGCGGAAATCACCCCGCCGTTGACCGTTATCTGGTAGATGACGCTGTCCTCGCCCTTTAGGTAGAGCGCGGAGTTGACCTTGAGCGGCACGTTTACCGCCACCTCCGCAACGTCCAAGACCGTGCCGTTGTAGACCGCACGGAAGAATTTATAGGCGGGCGAGCACGTGACGGTGAGGACGTTCGTCGCGAGCGTGTAGGGTAGCGTCGTCCAGTTGCCCGTCACGCAGTCGTTCAAATTGGTCGTACCCTCGACGACGAACTGCGAAACGTCAAAGCCCGTGAAGTCAAGTGCCACGGGGATTTGCACCCCACCGTCGAACGGCCGAACGTCGAGAAGGTCGAACGCCCCTCGGTAGCCCGCGCCCGTGCCCGTCGCCTTGATTACGATCGCGTCGTGCGCCGCCGCACGAAACACCGTCTGCGTCTCGGCCGTCTCGATTGCGAAGCGGTTGTTCGCCGAAATCTGAAGCCCCTTGCCGTTCGTGTTCACGCGGCCTTTCGCCTTGTATGCCGCCCAGTCTTCGCCCCTGTTGTAGTCGTATAGGTGCTTCACCCATGTGCGAAGATACCTCCACTCGTATTCGCCGAGGTCGTCCTTCAGCCAGAACTCGAGCTTCGTCAGGTCGTTCTTCACGTCGACGTTGCCGGCAAGGACGCGCCGCACCTTGATGTCCTCGACGTACATATCGCCCGCCGAAAGCTCGCGATACATCGAGATGACCGCCACGTTGCCGTTTATGACGTGCGAGATGTCGCCGTTCGGCAGTTCCACCAAGTCGACGTAGCAGGCGTATTCCTTGTATTCCAGCGCGTCGATCCTGTATTCAGGCGGCACCATGACGGTCACGGTGTAGGTGACGCCTGTAGTCGTCTCGGCCGTGTACTTGTCAGCCGCGCCATTGTAGCTGATGCCGGCGCCCGGGATGATCGTCACCTCGGTTCTGGGTATGTATTCGTAAGAATAACCGTGGACGGTCGCGCCATCCTCGACGCGCAGCGCCTCGCCGTTGTTGCCGCCGACGACGATGCGGGCATATCCTGGCGTATCGCTCTCGACGTAAGCCGCCTCGCCCTTGTCAAGCGGCTCGTTCTGGAGCGTCAGCTGCGAGGTCTGCGGTATGTACAGAGCCGCGAGAATTAGTGCCTTTATCATTCGACCTCCTTCAGCGTATCGCCATGCGCCTCGACGAACGCCTTTATTATCTTAAACCCGTTGATGTAGTCTGCGGCGCAGCCGACCGCCCACGAGAAGTGCGCGACGACGATCTCCCTGCTGCCGTCCAAGAGGAAAATCGGGAGGCCGCTGTCGCCGCCGTGCACCGGGTACGTCGCGAACTCCATCTCGTCGACAAGCTGCCTGATGTCGCGCCGCGTCGCGCCCCTGTTGTCGCCCCAGGCGTTGAACTTGCCGCCGGTGAATACCACCGGGATTGCGTAGTCTGATACCTGCGAGGCCAACCACCCGGTGAGCATCTTCGCGTCGCCGCCGAAGCGCCGCTCGAACGCCTCCGGGGTAAGGAAGTACGGGCGGCAGGCGGAAGGCACGCTGTCGCCCGTGCACGTGATAAGCGAGAGATCCTTGACGGCAGCCGCCTCGGTGGCCGTGAAGCCGTTCTGCACCGCCCAGGATTCGAGGTCATGCCAAACCTGCTTCGTGAGCGTCGCGGTCGTCGCGCCGTCGGTGAACGTCTCGGCCGTGTACCTTTTCGGGAAATGATGAGACGCCGAGGCGAGGATGTGCGCCGATACCGCAAAGCAGCGAAAGTCGCCCGTGCCCGCGCCCGCCCCGGCAATCGTCGGCACAAGTCGCGGCGTGTATGCGTTCCAGACGACGTACCGCGTCGAGCCATATACGTTTGTAGTCGCCACCGTCGCCGCGTTCAATAGCGCAAGCGCGTTCGTGTGGCAGCCGTGGCGGAGATACTGCGCGGCGTCGTCCACGTAGGCCGTCTCGTTCGACGTGACGACCGTGCGCTCGGCGGAAAGTGCAACGTCGGCGTACTTCACCACCCCGTCCGCCGCAGTCGCGGAGACGCGATAAAGCCCGCTCGTCAGGGCGGTAAAGTGCCCGTCCTCGTCAATGTTGCCGCCGGGCGGCAGCGCCTCCCACGAGGAGATGATCGGGTAGTCGAGCGAGGATTCGTCCAGCAGTCGCGGCGAGCACTGCGCGGCCATCTGGTACGTCGTCGAATACGTCACGTTCGTCCAGACGCGCCCCGCCGCGTCCGTGTCAGATGTCGCAATTGTCGCACTGCCAGCCACCTCCGCCGCGTCTATCGCGACGTCGATTGCCCAGGCGTTCGGGCGGTTCCAGGAATACGCGGGCGTCGCGTTCGTGACTACCACGCTGTCGGATTTGAGGTCGCCAAGCCGTGCAGTCTTGACGCCGGCGAAAATCGGGAAGGCGAGCACAACCGCCGCGCAAAGCGCCGCCGCGATCTTCTCCAGGAGCGCGTCCTTCTCGTCGCCCGTCATGCCGGAGACAATGGCGCTTTTTACCGACTTCCTGACTGCGCCCTTTGGCGCGTCGTCGATGTCGGTTGCCGTGTAGCTCACGGTGATTGCGCTCTCGCCTGCCGTGTAGCCGGTCGCGACAGGCACCTCGCCGTCCGCGCAGATGCACGACGCGCCGCCGTCGTCAACTATGGTCTTCACGCCGTTCGCCGTGCGCCAATCCGCCGCAGTCTCGATGTCAACCCATTCGCCGTTGACCTTAACCTTCGTGCCGTAGCGCACGAGCCGCCCGTTGTCGTCTATTCTGCCGTATGCCATTAGTCGCACCTCACGATAGTTCCACGATGAGAATTGGCTTCTCGCTGTCGCCCTGTACAGCCGCGTAAATCTTCGCAAGCGCCGTCTGTACCGCCATGATGTCGCTGATTACCACGCTATCCTCATAGACTTCCATCTCGCCGCCGTAGGGCTTCACGATGATTGTGCCGTCGTGCTGAATCCCAATCCCCTGTCGGTTCTCGCCCGCAATGTAGAGTTCGGCTATCATGTCGCCGCCGAGGAGTTCCTGTGCGGTCGGCATCTGATCCTCGTCCCCTCCGTCGTATACGATTCGGCCTTCGTCGAAGTCCATGAAGGTCGGCATCTGCTCGTCTGATTCCGCGCCCGGAACCACGACGTACTGGCGCTTGAATGAAGTGGAAAGCGTCCCGTCCTGCGTGACGCTAAGCCCCGAGCCCACCTTCACGCCGCCAAGCGTTTCAGCCGTCGCGACGGGCAATGAATAGTCAGAGCCGAACGGCACCCACGCCGTGCCGTCATAGAGCTTCAATATGCCACCAACCTTCGCAACGTCGCCAGTCTTAGGAGAAGCGGGCGGGGTCGAGAAATAGCCGAGCACGCTTGCGCCGCTGCGCCCTGGCACGATATTGATTTCGCGGTCGAATATCGTGAAGTCGGCCACGCCGAGCACGTAGCCCGTCACCGCGTCGCCGTTCTCGTCGATGCCGTCGGCCAAGACCTGAAAGCCGCCCGCGACGCGGCCGCTTGTATTTGTCGCCGGAATGGTCGCCGTCCAGACGCCGTCGCCGCCTTTCTTCGCCTCGATAGTCGCGGATGTGTTGTCCGGATTAACGACGGCGACGAATACCGTCATCACGCGCCATGCGCCGACCTGTGGCGGCACGCCGCGGATGAATGCCGTCGACGGCGAGCCGACGAACGTTGCCGCCTCGAACATCCTCAGTTCAGGATGCGCCGCGTTTAGATTAACCTCAAATGTGCGTATCATCGGTTTCCCTTTCAATTAGGGGTCAGGAGTCAGGGGATAGGGGTCAGTATTACTGACTACCAACCACTGACTACTGACTACTGACTCCTGACTGCTATTCACTGACTACTGACTCCTGACTACTGACTACTGATTCCTCTGGGTTCAATGCGTTGGAAAGCGAATCTATTTCAAGGTACTCAATGTGCATCACCGCCCACGACAGCGGGAAATGCTCGATGTCGTTCTCCTCGCGGCGGATCCTGTTCACGATTGCGCCGGCGTTCGCGTTTCTCGCGACAAGCATCACGATGTCTCTGAGCTCCTCGATTGTCGCGTTGCCGCCGTTCAGCGTGAGGCCGTTCGCCGTCGCCGTGCGCGGCGCGATCTCGTTCGTGATGACGCGCTCGCCGCCCGCGCCCTTTACGCAGCCGCCGACGACGACGCGCACGGTGAAGAGGTCGTCTTCCTTCGTCGCCTCGTTTTCCTCCTCGGGCATTATCCAGCAAAAGGGCGAATCGGCCTCGCCGGGGAACTGAGCTGCATACGCGCCGACATGGACGGCGAGGCCGCGCCCAAAATTGTTGATGCAGAAATCGAGAACCGCCGCGCTCCCGGCAATCTTCTCTGCAAGTGTGTTCAATATTTGACGATGTGCTGTCATTGTTTGATTTAGCGGTTAGCGGTTAGCAGTTAGCAGTTAGCACTGACTCCTGACCCCTGACTCCTGACTCCTGACCTTTGACCCCTGACTCCTGACCTTTGACCCCTGACTCCTGACCTTTGACCCCTGACCCCTGGCCCCTGACCCCTGGCCCCTGGCCCCTGACTCCTTCTTTTCCGCGAGGCGCTTGACGCTTTCGAAGAGGGCGAGCGCGTCGCTCTCTTCTTCCGATGCCTTGAGAGAGCTCGACATGATCGGCAGCATCCACGCCGCGAGGATCTCCGAGCGCGGCGGAACCTTCATCTCGCCGCCGTTCGCCGCCCAGAGCCGGCACAGCTGGAACAGGGCCGCGTATATGCTCGACAGCGCCAGGGGGAGCCACACGCCGAGCGTCCGCGCGCCTTCGTCCAGGAATGCCGCCGTCGCCGTTTCGCCGCCCTCGCCCCGGCTTACGAGAGCAGCCCGATAAAATCCGAAAGCGGGCTTCCCTCTGGTACGCCGGCAAGCTCCTTCGCGAGCTTCTGCAATTGCGGCAGCGAGAGCGCGGCGGCGTCTACCGCCTTGCCGTCCACCGTTGTGCAGTGCTCGGCAATGAGCTTTGCATAGGCCTCGTCTAAGCATTCTTTGCCCTCCGCGAAGATCTCGCGTGACTTGCGCAGCTCCGCGACGGTGAGGCGCCTCACCTTCACCGCCACGTCGCCGAGCTTGACTGTCGTAAAGTCGCAGAACATTGTTTAGTCGTCAGTTGTCAGTAGTCAGTAGTCAGTGCGTAGCGACTGACCCCTGACTCCCGGCTCCTGACCCCTTTGCACTGACCCCTGACATCTGACCCCTGATTACTGCGCCGCCACGCTGCCGTCGGGCCGGAAGGTGACGTCATACGTCGCCTTGCGGTCGCCCGAGGCGTCGATCGAGGGCGGCGCAACCTTCGTGACGATGCACTTGTTGTAGCTCACCGTCGCCGTTGCGTCCGCCACGCCGTTTTCGAGCGTCACGGTGATCGTGAGAGCGCCAGCCGTGCCGACGGTAATGTCGCCCGACCCCTTCTGGTAGACGGTGCATACAAACTCATCGACCTCGGTGACCGAGCCGGGAATGTACTGCTTGATACTGTCCGAAAGCGAGGTCACGTCGACCGCTTCCTGCGTCTGCGCAACCATCGCCGGGCCGCTCGCCATGTCATACGAATTGGAATTGAATGAAAGCGTCGCGCTCTTTACCGCGTATCTCGCCCTGCCTGTTTCTCCTGCCATTGTCAAAACTCCTTTCGTTTACCTTAAAATCACCTTGACCTGCCCCGCGTCGGTGATCCCGTCGACGATGACGGCGCCGCCGAAGAGGAAGGCGTTTGTCGCCACGCTGCCGAAATGGTCGGCGGTCGTGAGCTCCGCGATGTCGTTCGTGACCGCGAACGTGTCGGAGGCGATCGTCGCGACGACGACCTCGTTCGTTATCGGAAGGTCGAACCTCGTCGGCCCTGTCAGGATCTTCGAGACGCCGTTCGTCTTGAAGTCGTTGTAGTCCAGGTAGCCGACCACGTTCGTCTCAATCGCCGCCTCGCCGTCGAAGTTCGTGTAGGTAAGCGCCCATGCCGGCTCGTACCGCACGACCTTCTCCGTCGCGTTCGTGTAGATGGTGTACTCCGATACCGCCTTGAGCGTGACCGTCTCGGCCGCGTTCGACGTGGCCGCCTCGACGGCTACCACCTCGCCCGCAATGCCGAGATTGTTGTAGCCCGGCTGGAGCGTGAAGAGAGCTGCAAGCAATATGCTGTTCATTGAGGGGCCTTTCTGTTTCAGTAGTCAGTTGTCAGTGGCCAGTTGTAAGCGCGTAGCGACTGACCCCTGACCCCTGACTCCTGACCCGTTCCTTAGGCGGTGATGAGCTGGTAGAAGCCCGGAGCGCCGTTCGAGGTCTGCTTCGAGAGCGCCACGCCGAAGAGCGCGTCTACGCTCCAGGAGCACGTGCCCTGGTCGGCGTCGATGACGACGCGCTGGCCGAAGGAGAACCCGGTCGCCTCGTCGGTGACCGTGCCGAACTCCACGAGGTTGCCGCCTTCCTTGGCGGGCAGCACGACACGGTTGGCGACGGCGATCGCGCCCTCGGGCACGATGAAGCCAAAGCCGTTCGAGGCAGGCGTCGCGGCCGAGACTACCGAGCAGTTCGGCGAGCAGACGACGGCCTTGAAGCCGAGGAACTGGCCGATCATGCCGGAGCGCAGCGCGTCGGCCGTGCCAATCACGTACTGCGGGAGAACCGCGAGGAGCTTCGAGTAGACGACAGGCTCGAGGATGAGCACGCACTGCGTCGGGTCGAGGCCCTTCTTGATCGCGGCGGCGTGAAGCGCCGTGAAGTCGGCGAGCGAGGCGGTCGTCGCCTGCGTGATCTGCGCGGTGGCGGCGGAGTAGGTGAGAAGCCCCATGATCGTCTCGACGGCGAACTTCGCAACGGCCTCGCCCGCCTTGGGAGCGAGAGAAGCCCAGACAGGCGCAAGCTCGTTCGTGATCGCGTCGACGTCGCCGATGGTGAACGTGCTCTTTCTGTGATAGGCGAGCGTGACCGTCGCGGGCTTGATGGTGTTCGTCGGGTGCGTGTAGCCGGCGCCAGGCCCGAAATTCTCGCTGTTGGCGGCGAGGACGTTGACGGCGATGCCGTTGTAGTGGGCGCCCGCGACGGGCTCGAAGTTCGTCGAAAAGAGCTTCGTGAACTCGAGATACGGGCGAGCCGAGAGAATCACCTTGTCGGCCGCAGCCACAAGGCCCTGGGAAGTGACAGATGTTGCCATTGTTGTTTTTCCTTTCGTGTCTTTTGCTAACTGCTAACCGCTAACTGCTAACAGCTACCTGATTTTGCCGGCGCGTTTCTGCGCGCGCAGCGCCTCGCGCTCCTCCGGCGTCTTCGCGGCCTTCATCTTGTCCGCGTAGCTCGTCGGTGTCGGCGGGGTGAGTACGCCGGCGGTCAGCGCGTCGCGCGTTTCTTCGAGGTGCTTGGCCTTGTCCTCGGCGGCCTTCAGGCTGTCGCGCGTCTGCGCGAGGTCGTCGGTCGCTTTCTGGAGGGCCTTCGCTCCCTCTTCGAGCTTCGCGGAAAGCTCGCTCACCTTCGCGTTTGCGTCGGCGAGGTCTTTCGCGCTCGTCTCGAGCTGAGTTTTAAACTTTGCAAGCTCTGCGTCTTTCGCCGCGAGAGCGTCGCTGCAGCGCTTTTCCGCGTCGGCGAGATCCGCGACGGCGCGGCGCTGCAAATCGTTGTACTTCGCGCTCAGGCCCTTGAAGCGGGCCTCCCAATTTTCGGCGGGTTCAGGTGTTTTAGCCGCAGAGGGTTCCTCTCCCTCTTTGCGCTCTATGCGTTCTTTGCGGCTATCATCATCTCCCGGCTTCTTGTCATGGAACTCGACGAGTGCCTTTGCCGCGTCGGGCGCCTTCGCAAACGCACGGCGAGTGAGCGACGCGGCGGCCTTCATCTCGCCGGCGTAGTCGTCGACGAGAAAGCCGAAGGCGCGGGCGTCTTCCGGATTGAGCCAGGTCTCGGCGTCCATGATCGCCTTCACGTCGTCGGCGGTCTTGCCGTAGATTTTCGACTGGTAGAAGCCAAGAATCGAGTCGCGCATCTTGTCGAGCGTGTTGGCGTCTTTCCTCAGGTCTTCGGCGTTGCCCATCGTGACAGTCCACGGATTGTGAACCATAAGGAACGCGCCTTCGCCCATGCAGAGCTTCTTGCCGGCGCAGGCGATGACGGATGCCATAGAAGCGGCGATGCCCAAGACGTTGCACGTGACCGCGCCCTTGCTGTACGCCTTTATCGCGTTCGCGATTGCGAGGCCGCCGGTGACGCTGCCGCCGTTCGAGTTGATGTTGACCTCGATGTCGCCTTCCTGCTTTGCGAGCCAGCCGATGAAGAGGCCCGGCGTGACGTCGCTGTCGAACCAGCGCTCGCCGTCGTTCTCGACAATGTCGCCGAAGAGGTTAAACTTATTCATTTCTTTTGTTCTCCTTTTGGTTTTGGCGGTTAGCAGTTAGCGGTTAGCGGCTAACTGCCATCTGCTAACTGCTAACTGCTATCTGCTGCCCGCTCGCCGTCTGCAGGCGCGGGTCGGGGATTCCGTTTTCGTTTGCAAACTTGATTTCCTCGGCCGTTTCGAGAAGCTTGCGCTTCCAGTCGGGGCCGAGAGTCTCGTGGTAGTTGCGCGTCAGGTTCTTCAAGCCCAGGCCGATTGCGTTTTGCTCGTCGACCGGATTAAGCGCCCGCTCCGCCGGATGCTGCCACTTGACGCACGTCCTGCGCCAGTCTTCCGGCAATTCAGAATCCTGCGGAATTTCCCCGCGCGCCTGCGCGCGGCGGCTCCAGTTCGCAAGCGCCCAATCCAGGACGCCGCGCTCAATGCGCTGGTAGTCCACGCGGAAGCTCGTCTGCGCGACAATCATTTCCGCCATGCTCGCGGAATAGCTCGCGTCGCTCTTTCCGGTCGCAAAGAGCGAAGTGAGGCCGGCGGCGTATGCCGCGCCCGAATGCATCCAGCGACTAAATTCAACGAGGTTCGTGTTCGGATGTTCCGCGCGCAGGAGCTCGACGCGGCAGTTTGGCGGCAGTACGTCGTATAGGACGTTCGCGCTATTCAGAAAATCCAAGTCCATCGACTGCTGCTGGAACATCTCGTCGACCGCGACTTGCTGGTCTGTCTCGCCTTCCGGCACGTCAATCGGCGCGGTCGCGTCCGGGTCAAGCTCTGCGGCAAGCTCGCCTTCGCCCGTCTCTGCCTCGCCCTGCGTAACCTGGGCCATTACCTGGGCGTTGCGCTTCGACGCCTGCACTTCGAAATTCTGCAAGTCGGCGCCGTCTGAAATCGTCGCAAGCCCGCTCCAAAGCGGCGAACTGCCGCGCATCTGGTTGATGCGGTGAAAGTTGCGCAAGAGCGTGAAGTAGGAGTCGGCCCAGCGCGTGCCCGGTTTCTTTATGAGCGTCCACGCCGCGCGCCGGCCGTCCTTGTCGAATAGCTCATACTCTGACTGCCCGCGCTGAGACCACGAGACGATCACGCCGACGGTCTTCCCGTTTGCGTCCTTGATGATGCCCTGGTGTTGCGTGTAGCCGGGGAAAGCGGCGGCGAACTCGCCCTCACGGATGTTGCCAATAGTGTCAGGCTCAAACGCGATGATTTGGCCTGTATCGCCACGAGTTAACGAGTAGTCGTAGACAAGGGCGAGGTCGCCGCCAATATAAAGCGTTCTCAAGACAAGCCGAAGAAGGGCCTGTAAGTCGAGGTCGTCGAAATATTCGGCCTCCTGCGCCCAATTTGCGAAGGCGCGGTGGATTTTGTCTGCGGCCGCTTCATATCCGGGCGGGAACGCAAAAACCGCCTTGCCGCCTTCCGATCCTATCACGTTGTTGCATAGCTGGTTGAGTATGCCTTCCATGTGTTCGGAATTGCGGGCGACGTTTCGCGCAAGGGAAATTATGCGATTGCGCTCCGAAGCGGTGAGCTGCTGGAGTTCGTTGCCTGTCTCTGCCGTCGCGAAGGGCCGGTTCGTCTGATTTGGCCCCCAGACTGTTTTGTACCCGCCTCGGCAGAAGAAGCCGTTGCGCTTCAGATTGAGCGCAATCTTCATTGCGACCGACTTCTGCATCGAAGGCGGCAAGGCGGCAAAGGGCGCGGAAGGCGGCGGCAGGGCGGCCTTTGTGTTCTTTATGGCTCTTTTCTTTAGTGCCATGCCGCGCCGCTCCTTATTGTCGCAACGTGCCGGATGCCGGTCGAATTAGGCCAAGCAGAAAGCGCCATGTTGATTTGCTCGACGCGCGCGGCATATTTGCCGCGCAGCTTTTGCAGTTTGTCGAGGTCGGCGTGTGTGTAGCTCTGCGAGCCGCCGCCTGCAGAAAGCGACGCCGAGGCCGTTCCCGAGATCGCAATCTCGTGGATGCAGCGGTCTATCTGCGTTATCCAGTAAAGATAGCGCGCCTTGACCTTCAATCTATTAGCTGTTGCGTTGTTCACGCCGCACATTATACTACATATAGTATCATAAAAAATGCTGCATACTATATATTGTGCCCCAATGGGGCACATAGCGGTTAGCAGCAGGGGCGTTCGCGCTCTTCCAGGGCCTGCTTCGCCACATACAAGGCGCGCTCCGGCTAACTGCTAACCGCTAACTGCTAACTGCTCTATAAACAACCGTTTCGTGCTTGCCGCAATTAACACATTTGACGTAGATTCGCCTTTCGCCGCGCACGGTGCGCGTCGAATACTTCCGCCACGGCAGATGCTTGCCGCAGCGCGGGCAGATCTCAAGTTTGCGAATTATCATTTTAGCAGTTAGCGGTTAGCGGTTAGCAGTTAACCGGGTCATTTTTTCCACTTCCCTCTTTTTCGCAATGCCCGGATGATTGCGGCCTTTGTGCTCTTTGTGTTCTTTGCGGCCAAGACCTTCCTGAATTTCGGCGCGGCAAAAATATCACTGGCCCCTGACCCAGAGCGGGTTGCGGGTTGCGGGTTGCGGGTTGCGGGTGTGGAGGCGTCATCTTCCCCGAGACCCGAGACCCGAGACCCGAGACCCGCTTCATCCTCCAGATCGCGCTCCAGGTCGGCGTCGTCGACCGTGCGCGGCGTGTTCTCGTCGAGCGTTCCTTCCGTTGTGTCTGCCGCGCCGTCGTAGTTGTCGAGAATTGCCGAATTTTGCATCGGGTCGAAAAGCGGGTCTTCGTGAACCGGCTTGACGCCAAGCGCCGCGCCGTCGATCGTCGCGGATAGCGCATCGTATGCGCGAAACCAGGAAGCAAGCGCGAACGCGCCGGTCAGCGCGTCGCAGTAGTGTTCGGGGCCGGTCGTCATCCAATCCCACGCCGTCGTCGTCTCGCGGCCGCCATAGGCCTGGTATTTGCGCACAAGCCGCTCGGCGACGATTTCCTGAGCGAACCTGTAGTGCTCGGCGGCGTCGCGGCCGAAAATCGACAGGCTGCCGGGCATTAGCGGCGTTTCGAGAAAGCCGCTCTGCATGACTTCGCGCCAGTACGGAGCCATGAAAGCCAGATATTCGCCAAAGCGCGAGCGCGTCGCAAAGATATGATCGCCGCGCCTGAGCATATCTTCCTTGCGCGTTCCAAATTTGTTCCAGGGAAAGCCGCGCATCGAGGCAATCGGGAAGCCGAGCGGCAGGCGCTTGCGCAAGACAAAGAGCGTGCGGTGCACGACATCCGGGAGCCAGCCACGGTCGAAGGCGAAGGCGCGGATCCTGACGGCGCGGCCCCGCGCGTCTCGGATGCGGCGCGTCGCGACGAACTTCACGACCTCGCGCATCGCGGCGGCGACGCGGCGGTTTCGCATGAGGTCGCTCGCGTTAGGCGGCACAAGCGGCGAGCCGTCGGCCGGGAAGCGGCCATAGTCAATGACCGCCGCGACGCGCTGCGGCCCGAAGGCGACAAGCGCCCACGAAAGGCCGGCGCCCGCCTGTATGTTGACGTCGCAAAAGCCGACGACTGTATCTGTTCCCGGCGGGCAGATGCCGCGCGCCGCGCCGTTGAGGGCGCTTGAAACGCGGTCGACGTCAATCTGTATTTCGGAAGAGCTGTCGACGACGTGCATCATGATTTCGGCGTCAAACGCGGCGCGGCCCATTTTCGCGCGAAGATTCAGGAGGTGATGCACAACGTCGACCTCGCGCTCGTGGTCGTATTGCTCGGGGTCGATCGTCTCAAGCCCGGCGAAAAGCGCCGCGTTTTCGCGATACCACTTTGTCGAGCGCGTTCGCGTGTAGTCCTTCGCCTGCGCGTCTGTCGCATATTCCTCGCAGAATAGCTGCACGAGCTGATCCCACTTTGGCGGCAGCGTCTTGATAAACGGCTGAACCTTAACGCTCCATTCTGGATATTTCGCCTGGCTCGATATTTCCGTCGCGACGTCGCCGAAGCGCTGCGGCGTGATCGTGAGGAACGCGGAGATCGTGGAATCGTGCCCGGCAAGGCCGAGCGCGTCGGAGTGGATGTATTCGAGGATGCCTTCGACGAGCTTTGGCGACGCGGCGGCCTTGCGCGTCTGAGGGTCGTCGAATAGAAGCATATCAGGCCGCTGGCCGCCCTCGTTCGCGCCGCGAATCGCGCCGCCCACGCCGGTCACGGCGAGAATGCCGCCGCAGGCAGGGTCGAGAAGGCGGGTCTCGGGTTGCGGGTTGCGGGTCGCGGGTGTGGAGGCGTCATCTTCCCCGAGACCCGAGACCCGAGACCCGAGACCCGAGACGCTGCCGGCGCGTAGCGTCGGCAGCGTAATCTGATCCGTGCCCCATTCGATGTCGGTTGCCTGGCCGTGATAGGTCTGAGACGCGGCGCGCTGCGCGACGCCGCCCAAGTGCCGGATGGGGATTGCGATGGCCGGGAAGTCGGCAAGGATTGCAGGCGAACGGGCAAGCAGGCGGCGTATCGTCTTCAGGTTCTTTTTCGCCGCCTTAAGCGACGCGCCGATCGTGACGACGAAGCGCCTGTGGCCGTAGAGAAGCGCCCAAACTGCCGCGATCTCGTCAATCCAGGTCGTCTTGCCGCCGCCGCGCGCATAAAGCTCGGCGGTCTGGCCGCCGTTCAAGATGCATTCCTGGGCGTCGTGAATTAGCCCGGCCTTGATGTCAGGCGAGGCGCGATGCCGGAGAAGCGGCCGGCAGTACATCCACCCGAAAAGCTCCAAATCGAACTTGCAGCGCTCCTTGAGGCGCGGGTGCTTCACGGGCGGGATCTCGCCCACTTCGTTTCGCCGCGCAGTCCACGCCGCCACGCGGTCGGCGGTTGACTTCGGCCGCCCGCGCTCGGCGGCCCGCCTGAGCTTGGCGGCGAGCCGGGCGATTTCCTCGTCCGTCGCTGTCGAGACGTTGTCCGGATCCTCGCGAAACCGCGCGAGCGAAACCATTTTCTGCTTTTTCATCTTTCGTCCTCCTTGCGTAGCAGTTTGATAGCGGATTTCGCCTTTTGAAGTGCCGCCCTGTCATCCGTGCCGATGATGTGGTAGCGTTCAAGGCGCGTCGCAACTGATTCCAGCGCGTGCTTGACCACGCGTTTATTTCCTCGCGTGTCATTCTCCTCTCTCCTCTCTCATCACTCCTAACCGCTAACCGCTAACTGCTAACTGCTAACTGCTAGCCGCTAAATCAACCGCCCCTGTTCTTTGGCGCAACCGTAGGGGCCACACGCCGAGGGATATTCACGCAGAGAACGCGGCGGTGCTAGTCGCCGCGCTGGACCTGTTATTCTCCCATTTCGCGCCACGCTTGCGGCAGGCAGACGCGCAGTGCCCGTACCAGGACGGCGGCAGCGCGGCAGTTTTGCCGCGTTGTGGAAGGGCCGCCGTTCCGCTTTCGGCGCACGGGACGTGCGTTCGCCCCGCTCTTACGTTGTCGCGCCGTGTTCGGCTCAATGATTCCCTCGTGCACAAGGAGTTCATCTGTTGCCTTTGCGATTTCCGCACTTCCGGCGCGCCTCGCAATCGGGCTGTGAAGTTGGGTATCATGTCTTTCTCCTTTCAAATGTTGCCACCGTGTTTTACCTCGGGCGGGCGCTTGATTGCTTCACTCATTGTCCGACTCCTTCCAGTTTCACATAAACGGCCCATAGCGTGTTATGCCCCTTGCCGGTGATGTGCCCGTAAAGTGGCTCACGTCCAATCACTTCAAGGACACGCTCCACCGATATGTCGCGCTGCCCCCACTTGAATACCAGCGTGCCGTTCGGCTTCAGGACGCGCCAGCATTCGCTGAACCCGCGCAATTTCGCCGCGTTGACAACTACCGAGTATTTTTCAGCAGTTGCCTCCGCGTGTGTTTCGTTCACAGACACGGTGATTCCTCCTTGCTCCAAACTGCCTTCTCCTCCGCAAACCCGTGCGAGGCAAGCCAAGCGTTAGCTCTCGCGGCGCGTTCCTTGAGCTCGCGTTCCGCATCGTCGCCAGGCACGTTGCTGAACAGCTCGGAGTAGCTGATGATTGCGTCGCGTACGATGCGCTCCATAGCCTGCGCCTCGGATTTACACGCCGCCTCGATGCGGTCGGCCAAACTGCGAATCTCCGCAGCGATGTCGGCTTCCGTCTCGTTTTCATTTGCCATTGTTTGCCTCCTTTGTTGTAGTACCGTGTCCCAATCTTCGTAACTCGTATGGTACTTGCCTTCGACTATCTTCACTTCGCGCCTCCTTTCAATGCTTCACGCGGGAAAGTGTATGTCATATCCCATACATACAACAGTGCATATATCGGAGAGGTCAGCAGTCCAATAACGAAACCCTTGAGCATATACCACACAAGTTTCACTTCGCGCCTCCTTCCTGTCTTTGATTCCATGCTCTTGATGCCTCTTCGGGGGTATCAAAATACCCCGAGAAGTTATCACAGAAATCGACTTCGCACCGAACATACCATCCGATATCGTCTTGCCTCAATAATGCTGAATGTCCGCATTCTTTGCATGGCGTTAGTTCCACTTTACCTTTCACTTCTTGTCTCCTTCCTGATTTGGCTTGCCGAGTTTCGCCAACTCGAACCGAACCTCAAATGCGCCGACACTGACTATAAAGAAATCATTCCTGTTGTTCATGTATCGCACCACCTCGTTCACAGAGGCGTTAAGTTCCCGCGTGGCCTGTTCTAATTCTGCGTCGCTCACTTCTCGCCTCCTTCCTTTGTGTCCTCGCCATCGTACACAACCTTGTCTGCCCATCTATAGTGCAGTCTGTTATACTCGATGACAATCGGCCCGAGATAGATTTTCCTTTCCCATCTGTACCACCATCGGAGTCGCCAAACTTTCGGGTTCCACAAGAATGTCAGAGCCAGCTGAGCCCCAAAGTATATTTCTTTTTCCGAACAGACGACACGACCCTCGCGCCACCAGCGCTTCGCATCTTGCAGAGACATCTCGTTGGCAGAGCACGAATGTAGGTCTCTACTGTACACTCCGTATGTCACTTTGCACCTCCTTCCTGCATGGGTAGCGACTCCCACTCAAACTCGCATACGACGCATTGACGGCCCACGCCTAATTTGCCGCCAGCTTCACGTACATCGTCCACGAGGAGGGAGAGCCATTGATCGCGGCGTAGTTTCTTGCCGAAAAGGTATTCGTCCCATGTTGACAATATGATGCGCACCCGATGCGTCTTGCCGTCGTGTTTTTCGTCAACGATTCTTTTGCCTTTTTTGGCAAAACCATAGATGCAGTTCAACCAGAACCTGTCGAGTTTTAGGTCGCTCCTTGACGAATGGTTCATGTCAATGTTAGACGTGTTCTCCCTGGTCCAGTATGGCTCAATGTAGAGTATGCTAAACTGCGGACAATATCTGACCGTATCGAGATTACTACATCCCTGCTCGCCATCGGTCTTGCAGACGAGAGTGTCGTCTGGGAGTTTGGCAAGGATTTTTCGCAGTTGCTTGACTGTCACTTCGCGCCTCCTTCCTCCGCCTCTGCGACCTTGCCGCCGCGAAGCTCATACCACGTATCGGCCTTGATGCTCTTGCCGTCCACTTTAACGGCCTGCACGCCAAGGATGTGCCCGCAGTCATCCCGCTCAGTGAGGACGAGCCAGCAGCCAAGTGCGCCGCGAGCTTTGCAGTTGCAGCCTAATACGGCGGCTATCGCATTCTCGCCCTTTACATCGGCGTTTGCGCCGTAGCCCGATGTCGCGGCGTTTGCGCCGTCGCCCGATGTCGCGGCGTGTGCGCCGTAGCCCGATGTCGCGGCGTGTGCGCCGTAGCCCGATGTCGCGGCGTTTGCGCCGTAGCCCGATGTCGCGGCGTTTGCGCCGTCGCCCGATGTCGCGGCGTTTGCGCCGTCGCCCGATGTCGCGGCGTTTGCGCCGTAGCCCGATGTCGCGGCGTTTGCGCCGTCGCCCGATGTCGCGGCGTTTGCGTAGT